ATCAATAGCTTGGCCATTACAATGTTGTGATTTACTTGATCCACCGATTGCTTTATTTAATTCAGGTCCACGATAAAATGAGTTTATTTTTATTGGTCCATTGACGTGTTGACGTAATGGTTCAAAAATCTTTTCTGCTAATAATTCCATATTAGCTAAATGTTCGTCAGTAGGTTTATTTTCTAAACCTAATCTCGTCGCTGTATTGCTATACACACCTTCCTTATAGCTAACGTGTTTACTTATTTTTTTCATTTATTAACAAAGGCCACAATAGCCATTACAAATTGGACACATAATTTTATATTTTAATTTTTACTATCACCAAAAAGAAGTACATTAATTCTTTCTTGTATTTCTTCTCTTGGCACATTTAACTTAAATGATAAATCCGCTTGCCATTGGCCTTTTGGTTTACCATCTTTCCCTATTATTACTATAGTAGGTACTGCTTTAATTTGTGATTTTAATTCTGCACTTTGATCTTCTAAATTAACCATTAACACTTTTGCGTGACGAATGCCTCTTAAATTATAATCATTAGAGGTATTCCATTTTGCGTTAATATGAAGTAAAGTTATATCTTGTGCGTTTGCTACAAATGCAAACATTAATAATAAAATTGTAATTAAATTTTTCATCTTGATAGTTCGTAAATTTTGTCTGTATTTTTTTCTATTTGTTCTTTATTCTCTTGTATGTCTTCTTTTAGGTCTGATGTTGACTTTTCAATTTGTATTATTGTCGTACGAATTAATTCGTCTTTTAGTTGGAATTCCATCTTTTTAACAAATTCTTCAGGGTTATTTGCATTTTGTAATTCTTTAATATCACCCTGCAAAGTAAACCACATACCTGCTAAAGCTATCGCTCCTCCAACAATCATTCCAATTGTTTTAAGGTCAAGTTGTACTTGAGTATCTTCTCCGATTTGTGTTGCCATATTTTTATCTAAATGTAAAGTTTATGCCTACTGAAGAATTATAAATTTCTGAATCCCAAAATTTAGTATATTCCGCTTCAGCAAATATTCCTATTGTTTTGCTTAATTTCCAGCCAAATATTATACCTGCCTGATAATCATCCCACTGTTGTAATTCTGAATCTTTTACTAATCCACCTTTACCCCAGTTATTTCTGTTAAGGTAGCTTACATTTACGTCGCCTTGTACGTATTCGTGGAAAGGCAAAATGTAATTACCATAAGCATGTAACCAAAAATTCTTTCTATAGTGGTAAAAATCAAAACCAACCACAGGTGCTATTTCGCCAAAAGCGTCTATTAAAGCCCATTGTTCTTGGTTATATAAATTCATTAAACCACCAAATATACTATTACGAAAATCTAAATCACTATATGCAACTATCTGATCATTAGGGTCTTTCCATATCCAGTCATACATTACTTCGCCTGTTGCAACATCTGTATATGTTGTATAATGATCACTATATCCATATACATATCCAAGACTATACCATGGATTAGCAGGATATTCTATAACCTCACCTGTTTGAGGATTAGTCCACTCTTCAATTTCATTTAACCATATTTCAATTGGATTATAACCATATGGTTGTTCATGTGTACGGTATATTGCTCCCGCAGATATACTAAATTTCTTTCCTATAGGTAACCTTGCTCTTACTTCAGCTGATTGATATTTAAAATTAACATTACCTTGCTCTCTTTGTTCTAACTTTACAATATGATATTTGCCTGTGTGTCTTATAAAGAATCTAGAATTAAAAAACTCTTCTCCTCGTTCACGTTCTTTTTCGTAATGTAATAAATATTCTAATCCTTTTACGGCTGCAGTTGGTGCAGATAAAGCTTTATTATTTTCTGTACCGTCATAATAATCTTTAGCTTTTACTTCATAACCAAATCTAGCTAATTTTCTAAATCCTAAACCAACTCTGTAATCCATTGGATAATAGTTAGTTACATCAATTACTCTTGGTATACTATATAAGTCACCATCTGCTGGTCTTTCTACAAAATAATCTTTATATGTTTGTTCATAAGCATTTGCTGCATCACCTGCTACATAAAATGTACCATATTTTAAAAAGTCTTTATATAACTCTTTAAAAAAGTTTTTTGTTTTATATTTTTTTACAAGTTTATTTTCTAATATAGTATCGTTGCTAATAACTTGTGAGTTTAAGTTAAATGAAATTAATAAACAAAGTGCTAATAATAGTTTTTTCATGTTAAAATGTGTTTTCTAAAATTTCGTCAATAGCGTTTTCTATTTTATCTATAGTGTTTTCAGGTAGCTTTAACGTAACACCTGATTCAATTTTTAATATTTGTTCACCATTATGAAATAATATAACTGTTGGTATATATATTATTTCTTCTTTTGTAAAATGTTCGCCGTGTTTACTTAAATAAAACAAATGAGTATTATGGTCATCAAATTGTTTTAATGATATTTCATTTTCTTTTACAAAGTCTGCACTAAATTGTACAACTGATATACCGTCTTTATATTGAGAATATGTAACTTGACTTACAAAAATCATCATAAAGATAACTAATATAATATCTATTAAAGTAAGTTTTCTTTTCATTGATTACGAGATATTTCGTAAAGTCTTTCGTCTAACTTTTCTAATGTTATTTTCATAGACTCTACATCGGATTTTATTGCTTCTACGTCTTTTTGCGTTAATTCAATTGTTTTACGAATCATTTCGTCTTTATATTTGAATTCAACTTCGCTTACAGGTGCTTTAGGTAATTGCTTAGCCTCTTCTATATCAGCGGCCATAACAAAGTACATGCTTGCAAGCGATATTGCTCCCGCTACAATAATTCCTATCGTTTTGAGGTCTAATTTTAATTGAGTATTCTCGGAGATTTCTGTTGCCATATATACTATAATTAATTACCTATTTTTTTCTTCTTTTAACATTTTTTACTCTTCTTGGCTTACCTGCTGGTTGTCCAAGCCTTTTCTTTTCTCTTATCTTAGCCGCTTTTTCAGATGCAGACATTTCACTTGCTGTTTTTGGTGTTTTACTTGACACTCTTTTGCTTGGTCTACAATAAGGCGTACCTCTTTTTTCACCTTTACGTCTACCGCAAGGTTTACCAGTTCTTACATCAATCCATTTTTCTTTAAACCAACGTCTAAGATTTGCACCTTTTTTAGTTTTTCTTACTGCCATGTTTTCTTTTTAATGCTGCTTTACATCTTTTAGCTATAGCTGCTTGTTGTGGTTTTTTACCAAATCTAGCTCTTTGTTCCATAACTGTTAATATTTGTATTTTACGAGCATAAGGTTTATTTATCTTTTTAACCTTAGCGCATGTAGCTCTTGCATCTTGTACAGTTGCATATTTAATACTAACAGTATCTTTAGGATTTTCATCCGTATATAAACGTCTACCAGAACCTTTTGGTTTTTTACCGGTTCCTTTTACAGGATCAGCCATTATTTAGGTTTTTTGTGACCACAGCCTTTTTTCATTAAAGCCTTGTGTTCTTTATAAGTTTTTACATCATGTACTGATCCATCTTTACAATACATTTTATGTGGTTTTACTTTTTTATCGTGTTTCATTTTTTTATTTTTTTGATGATTTATTACCCCAGTTTTTAGCGCCAACCTTTCTGCACTTTGA